ATGAATAAAAAAAGCAATTTGAACATCCCCAATCAAGTATTCAAGATTCTGGAAAAAGAGCTTCATCAATACTCTTTAAATGACGATGACGTATGTAATGAACTTTTTGAGGAGTCTGTAAGAAAAATTGAGACTTACAAAAACGCTGTAGAACACAGTATTACAACTATGCCAAGTCGAGAGGCTATAGGCATCGCATGTTACTGGCTTTTACTATTGTCAGATTTTACTGAAAACGATAATCATTGGAAACTAGTCATTAAGTTGTTAAGTGTTGAGAAGGGCTTAAGCCTTTATCAGCATCTAAACGAAGTACTTGAACTCAAACAAGATGCTATACAAAATTTGGATGCAATCGTTCAAAAAGCACAACTAAAACACAAGGCCACGAACGAATATGAAGATATTTTTTGATATAAAGCGGAAGTACTTGTACATGATTTGACATAAGTTCAGACGTTGCGATGTCGTTACGTCATGATAAGCTGTAACCCCTGCCAGTACTGAACAATTGTGGGGTTTGTTATAGGGTTCAGTACTGGCAGAGGATGTGACAGTACTAATAACTGTCATTGCAATCCGATGCAGTACAATTGTACTTATACAGGTTGCCGTTCATATCAACACCGGAAATCTCATATTCACCGTTCCCTAATTTATGCTTAGATTGTCGCCACCGGGCACCATTTGCTGCTGTACCCCTAGTGATGGTGTCATCCCCCCAAACTCTAGTACGTTCTTCCCATGTCGCCCCAGATATTTTGTTGCGTCCTTTTATCTCTGTGATTTCTTCCCCGCTTGAACTCAGAGTTCTAGTGATAGTGTGAGTATCACCATTATCAAATGTACATATGCTGTGATTGTAATTGCCAGTACATTCAGCCTGTGCTGCTGAACTTACAACGGCAGATAACAAAAGAGTTGTTAACCGATTCATTTCTATTCCATCATTTTAGAATTGCAAAATCATTAAAGATCTTTATATGTATGCATGGACAACTAAATGAACAGAACCATTTATACGTCAAAATGGGAGGTATATAGTACTGCACCGTATAACTATTCCTAACCTCCTAAAAATAGGGGTATTTTTCTTCAAGGCGTATCTGTTATTTGGGGTAAGATGTGATGTTGATCAAGTACTGAACGGTTATGAAGTGCTAGGGATGGTTCAGTACTGCCTGGGGATGTGACAGTACTGAATACTATAAAAATAAGTTGGGAATATTAGCGGAGTTTCCAGGTTTCTATAAGATGTTCAGCGGTAAACAGCTTCAGTAAAAGTTCATCTGAAGGTTTGTTGTTACTAAATGAGGAAATATATCTGCTGATTTCGGTAAGGTTAACGCTGTGAGTTTGATAATTCAATTCCATATATTGAGAACCATTCGAAACATCGATTTTATCAAAGAATGCTTTAGCTTCACTTGAAATGTCATGACCATATTTCTTTTCAAAAGCTACCGCATTAGGGTTATTAAACATATCTACTGCATGTATAAAGTTTGCATCCAAGTATAGTCTTGCGGCCAGAACAGAAGCATCAAAACTGTTGAAAATTTTGGTATCAATAAAGTTTATGATCGTTTGCAGGTTAGTATTTGATGGAGGCATTTCTATGCCTTCTTCCCACAAATCCCTGATAAGCTCACTAACCGCAGTTTTTTGAGATGTAAAACTCAAATTGTTTTGTTCAAGGAGGGCGGTGAACTTCATGATGACTACACGGGAAAATTCCTCGCTCCTGAAAAGCTGGTCTAAATAATTAACTGGTACTCCCTGTTTGTAGCTGAGAGTTCTCACCACACTAATAAACTCATTCCGTTTCTCATCGTTATTGATCCAGGTTGGACGATAGAGGTCTTTGGTTTCATTCAACTCTCTTTTGGCCCTGGCTATAACCGCATAATATCTGCGTGTTTTCGCCTTATTGTACCCGCCAAAAATTACATAACCTAACCATGCTAAAATTAATAACCCGATGATTTCCATATTTAACTCGCTATATAATATATGATCTTTGATTTGTATTGAAATAGTTAGAATTATAAGTACTTCAAATCTATCCACTAAAACATTATGTCATTTCGATTTAAGTGCTCGTGATGGATGGTTAACCCCTACTAAACATAGTGGGATAAAACCAGTTATAAACGATTTGTGTACCTGTTGTATACGCCGCTCTGCATCAAGCCATTATTCCGAAAACCCCCCCCAGCCGATACCAGAACACCGTTCTAGCGAAAAATTTGAGTTCTCACAATGCCTTAACTACCAAAGTTAGTAGGAGAAGTATCTTAAATATTGATCGGATCTACCTATTGAATACACTGTTATGCAAGATTTTACCGATCGATAAAGTTGTGAACTTTTTTGCAACGGATAAGCAACCTTTACATACTGGAGAATTTTAATGATAAAAATTAGTGGGTTAGGTTTACTTTTGGTTTCTATCACAGCTTTTGCCGCTGATGACAAAGCCCTGAAAGATGAAGCAGAAAAAGCACAGCGTGACATTGTACTCTCTGGCTATCAGTGCGACCAGGTAGACAGCATCAAGACTGAAACCAGTTGGTTCTCAAGCGGTACAACTGCGAACGTCACATGTGATAAAGCGTACCATTTTTTAGTACGTTATAAGGGCGGTAAGAAGGTTAGTGTTGAAGTGGACTCCATGTAAAAGTACTGCCACTGTAGAACTCAATCATACCAGTACTGAACCCTAATCTGTCATCCTCATTCAGTACTGGCTGCAATAATCTTAACGGTCATACCAATAATTCATGGAAGGTAAATACTCAAACACACATGAGTAATTACCCTATGAGAACATCAATCCATCTTCCGCAATATGGCAGTACTGAACTGTACTTTGAAATGGTTCAGGAACTATTAGCCGTCATCGATACAGAGCCATTGATCAAGCTAGATATGAAGTATGACGAATATAGCGAAATACTACATATCAACTTTAGCCATCCCGAATCTGAACAACAGAATATGATGCAGGGTCTAGTACTGCTCTATTGCCCCGATTACCGCTGGCTCTGTTAGAACAACTGTACCTCGACATCTGAAACACCCTCTTAAGGAAATTCATACTTTAGTGCTTGTGCTTCAGGCTACAATATTGATAACGAAGCGTTGCAATAAGTACCACGTAGATAACATGTCCAAAGACCTATAGCAGGGCCTGCCCAGATGAAAAGTGCCAAACAGGTTATTCAAGAGATTGCCGCCGAATCAAGAACTTATGATTCAATGACTGATGAAGAGCTAAACGATAAAACGTGCAATGCGTTGAAATTGATTGAACAATTCGAAATGGCAACGGAGATTAGTGACGTTCCTAACTCTACTGAGATTGGAATGGCTTGTTGCCTACTCTTAACAATGTCTCATCAGTTTTCAAATTATAGACATTGGGAAACTGTTGAAAATTTATACAGTGATTTAACGTCGGATCAACTCATTATTATAATGCCTTCAGTACTGGCATTGCGTGATGACTATCTCAAAATTTATGGTTAATATTTGTACAGCTCTGTACGGTCTGCCTCTAATAGACATAGCATCTGATATGTGATTTGATGTGTGCATCGTATAGAGCTGTATTGAATAACTAGAAAATAAAGCCCACATCAGCAAACAAACTTGTAAATATCAAAAGATCAATCTAACCATAAAAACAATTAAATCAGGAATAGAATGCAAAACTTACAGAATATTACACGGAATATTGCAGACGATACACTCTTATTTGAATTATTGTCTGCTGCTGAAAGTATCCAGCTAACACACAACGCTTTAGAACTAATTTCGAGGTTTGAACAGGGTTCGGAAGAACCAACCGCTAAAGAACTGGGTAGGGCATGTTGTCTTCTACTGACTGTCGCAGAGGACTTTATGAATGTTCAGTACTGGCAAACGGTCGAGGAACTATATTCTGGTGTTAACCATACGTTCTACAAAGACGAAATCATTGCAATCCGTGATTACTATTTGGAGTACCTCTCAGAACAGCCTGTATCACTCAAGGTACAACGCTAGAAATATCCACGCACGGACGCGTTTCATTCAGTACAGAAGCATATAGAGCGATACAGAAGCATTGAAAGGTACTCCCGGAGGGGGCAAGCCTCGCGTAGTTTCGGCAGCGAGTTCTTTTTTACGTATGTGCGATTTTTGATCAACGAACCACACCGCAAAATATGCAGTACTGAATCCGTTCGTCATTTAGATGTTCAGTAATGGCAAGTGATCCACATCCTAATAGTGATCCTTATAATACTGAAAAAGATGTGGATCACTTGTTATCACCAGATGCAGTACTGAACCCTGATAAATATAAGAACAACAGTCAGGGAAATATTATGTCCACCTCAATTTCAATCAGAAAGTTAGGCCGTGATTACGGCTATGAACACAGTACTGTACTGGCATGGCAGAAACGCGGGATGCCTACAGACACAGAAGAGAATGCACGTGCATGGATCGTAGACAACATTTTAACGCCGCTACGTGATGGTGATGTACGAGACAAGATCGACCAGGCACGACTACGCAAAATGCAGGCAGAGGCAGATTTAGCCGAAGCCGAAGTAAAGTTAAAATTAGATCAACTTATCGAAGCCGATGAAGTTCACAGAGAACTTACCCAGTACTTTAAAACGTTGCGTGATTATATCCGATCACTACCGAACAAAATTCAACATGAAGTTTTCGAACAAGATTCAGTACTCAAGGTTAAACGTGTATTACAGCTACGTATTGACGAATTATTGAATGAAATCGGAAACATGACATTCGAAGTACCAGACGAGGATGAACAAGGCAAGGATGCCGAAAATGAACAAGATAATAACAGTACTGAAAACCGCAGTACCAATAATCAAACCTCCACAGAAGTTAAAGCCCAGTGAATGGGCTGAGACTCATTTAGTACTGCCAGATGGTGCAGCAGCCGGACAGAAGTTAAGGCTATATTCATTTCAAAAAGAGATGCTAGATATTATTGAGTCTGACCAGTACCGCAAGGTTGTTTATAAAACATCGGCACAGATTGCTAAGACTACACTACTTAATGCCGCACTATTCTATTGGATGGGTACTGATTCGAGCAATATTGGTATTGCTCAAAGTTCATTGTCAGAATTAAAACAGTGGAAGTCAGCGAAGATTGACAAACAGATAGAACAATCACAAGTTCTATCAGAATTAGTCACAGACAAGAACGACAAGACCAAAGCAAACAACCAACAGCAGACCGAATTAAAAGACGGTTCTTTCTTGTATTTCATGACTCTCGGATCGGCTAAAGCACTACGCGGTAAAACACTAAAACGAATCATACTTGATGAAGTCTCGGCAATAGATCAGAACTCACCAGAAGGGAACCCTATTAGGCTTGCTGAACAACGTGCTACTGATTTCGGACAAGAAGCCAAAATCCTTATTTCAAGTACTCCTACATTTACAGGTGATGCAATCGATGTTGAATACCAGAACAGCGATCAACGTGAGTACTTTGTAAAATGTATTCACTGTCAACAAGAACATACATTGAAGTGGGAGAACGTTAAGTTTGAATGGAAGAAAGCAGGTAAGCGTGATATCCCTGATTCCAGTACTGCAAAGTTATATTGTCCAGACTGCAACAGTGAAATAACTGAATCACAGCGTATTAAGATGGTTGCTGGTGGACGTTGGATAGCACAGAACCCTGAATGTACAGACACAGCAGGTTTCTATATTAACCGCCTGTACAGTCCTAACAGTACTATTCAGGCTATTGCAAAAGAGTTTGAACTAGCCTGGTTCGAATATAACTATCAGTCATTTTACAATACAGTACTCGGACTTCATTACTCAGACTTACAAGAGGAGATTGACGATTTAGCATTAGAGAACTTACGTGATGATTCATTCGACCTGTCACATATACCAGATTCAGTACTGGGAATTGTCGTAGGTTGTGACCAGCAATTAGACCGACTTGAAGCAACTGTATTAGGTTTTAACGAAACAGAACTATTCGTACTCGGTCATCGTTATTTCTATAGCCCTAACTGTGAGATCAAAGGTGCAAAAGCATATTCAGACCTTGCGACGTTTTGTAATCAACGTTTCAAAACAGTATCCGGGCGTGATTTGCCAGTACTGAAAGTAGCTGTTGACGGTGGTAACGGTAGGGCAATGCAGACGGTACACAGTTTCTGCCAGCAGTATAAGAAGTTCGAAATGATTAAGGGCAGCTCGAATACCAAAGGTGACTTGTTCAAACGCAGTACCTCAGAAGGCCGTCAGTTCTACATGCTGAACGTACACGAGGGTAAGAACTGGGTACGCAGTCTGCTAAACAACGCTATAGCAGGTACAGATGCACCATTAACGATACGTTTTGCACATGATCTACCTGATGACTATTTCGAACAGGTCACAGCAGAGAACCTAGAACGTTCGGGTAGTGGTGTTCGATGGAAGCAGATCACAGGCCGTCGTAATGAGGCACTTGATACGCTGGTCTACAGCCTCTGCATGATGAAACTGGCACTCAGTAAACTTGGCGGTCAACCCTTCAGAAAGTTGCGGGAGTATCGCAGCGGCAAACGTACCGAAACTATCAGTACTGAACAATCGCAACCCGTAAAACAACCTACCGAACCAAACAATAAATACTCTAAACCAACCACTAAGAAACCTAGCATTGGTAAATCATGGTTCGGCTAAGGAATAAATAAACATGAAAGAAATAATTTTTATTGGTGAAGTACTTCACGAAGTACTGCCACCTAATAGCACAATTAAAATCGGAAATAGTACTGATACGTTATTCACACACAGCACACAGAACGATACTAAAACGGTAACTATCGACTCCACTGATTGGAAGCCGGGTTATTACTCAGTCGTATATAACAATAATGGTGAATTAACTATCAGTACTGTAACCGTCATTGATCCAATGGCTCAGACAGACCGATTAACAGAACTGCAATCACAGCTTGATGACATTAATAAAATCATCTCAGCCAGAATTAACGGTGATACACATACACTGACCATCAATAATAAGACACTTGTTAAAGAAGATCTTAATACATTGCTCACTCTGAAAAACAGTATCACTAAACAGGTCAACGATCTGAAACGCAAATTAACAACAGGCAATAAAGGCTTTTTCAAAAGTACTATCCATTGCCGCTAATAATGGAGATCACACGGAATGTGGCCTTTTAACAAACGGCAAATTGAACAACCCGCAGTACTACCAAAACCTAAAACAGTACAACCCCGCAAATATCAACCGACAAGTACTGAATTCAAATCTCAGACACGTTCACTAACTGGGCTACCAACAAAGATTATTGGCTCTTACGGTACTGGTGTTCAGAACGTAAACATCAATGCGGTACTGAGACAGTCTCTGACATCGCTACGTGATGCAAGCCGTTCACTGGTACTGCAAAACCCGTATGCACGTCGATACGTATCACTGAGTTCTGGCACAGTGGCAGGGGCAGACGGTATCACCGTTCGACCTTCACCAATTGGCCTCGATGGTCAAACTGATCCAGTACTGGCAGATCGTTTAGACAAACTGTTTTACGAGTGGGCAGCAGATGCAAACCGCTTTAGTACTGATGGTTCTCTGTCATTCGACATCTTTCAACAACTGGTAGAGCGTGCAAGAGCTACCGATGGTGAATGTTTTGTTCGACTACATACAGACGGTGATGAACTACAGGTATCGATCATCGATGCCGCACGTATCCCCAGTACTAAAAACGAGCTACTGAAAAATGGTTCGTACATCAGTAATGGGATAGAGCGTGATCAGCACGGTCGAGTACTGGCCTATCACGTAGCCGATATTAACCCGTTGAACTACACGATTCAGACCAATAGTACTCAACGTGTACCAGCCAGTGAAGTACTGCATTATTTCATTCCAGAATTCCCAGGACAGGAACGAGGTTTCCCGGACTGTATTGCAGTCATGAAAACCCTAGAGGACTTTAATAGCTATAACGAAGCGGCAGTACTACAGAAAAAGATCGCAAGTTCGGCTATGGGGTTCATTACCAATAGCGATAACACACAGGATGAACTATTAGACGGTGAACCAGAACAGCGTGAATACGTTGAACACTTTGAACCGGGCAGTATTAAAGAACTTGCACCAGGCCAACAGATTCAGACTCTGAATCCGCAGGCAGGTACTGACAAGATAACCGAATTCTCAGACGCTGTTTTAACAACTATCAGTACTGGATTATCTGTACCAAAGTCTATGTTAACTGGCGACACACAAAACGCTAGTTTCAGTGCTGCAAAAATGGCAGACCGTATTAGTCGTGAAGGGTTCAAGACTCGTTCAAATCTTCTTATTTCTAAAGTACTGAAACCTATCTACCGTGAGTTTATTAAAAGAATCATGGTTACTGAACTTAAAGAATTGAGTTTCACAAACTTTGAGAACATCGCTAACAGTACTTTCATTACTGTTAAACAAGTATCACTTGATCCTAATAAAGATGCTCAATACGAACAAGTACTACTAGCAATGGGTGTCAAGTCGAAGTCTCAAATTATTCGTGATTTAGGCATGGAGCCACAGCACGTATTTGAAGAACTTAAACGAGAAGCGGAGATAAATAAAACAGAAACAATGAACAAGGATAGTTCAAATGAAATTCAAGAACCAAAAACGGGAGATGACGTTAACGAGTGACGTACTCTCTGATAATAACGACCGTACAGTACTGTTAGCTTTCAGTTCTGAAAATCCAGTAGTACGTACTATTGGTGGTCAGGAATATAACGAAATCCTTCTGCATAACCCTGAGAACGTCAATCTAGAACGACTACAGAATAAAGCCGCTCTACTGTTCAATCATGACTTTGATAATCATATCGGTGTCGTCGAATCAGCCAGTATTGATGCTGACCGCGTAGGACGTGCATTAGTACGTTTTAGTTCTGTCGGTATGGGTGCAGAAAAATATGAAATGGTACGTGAGGGCACACTGACCAAAGTTTCAGTAGGGTACTCAATCGACGAATATCGTATTGAAGGCGACAACCTCTTAATTACTAAGTGGACACCATTTGAGATCAGTACTGTATCCGTGCCTGCTGACGATCTAGTCGGAGTAGGGCGTTCTCTTGAAGAAGAGAAGGAGCCAGAAGTACCTGAACCCGAAAATACAGACGAGCAGCCAACCGAACAAGAGGAACGTAACGAGGAAAGTGAAAATGAACCCGATGAAAATACTGAAAGTAATTCTACTGATACTGAGTCTAATTCCGAAGCCGAAACAGAACCCGTTCAAGAAACGATAAATAACAATGACAGTACTGGTGATGGTGAACAACCAGAAACTGATACTGAAAATAATGATTCAGCCGTTCAGGAAGAACAGGCCGAAGAAGATCAAAAACGCATTGCCGAAATTAACGCGATCTCACGTGCATTCAATATTCACTCTGAAATTACAAATCAGGCAATCGAATCTGGCTTAAGCATTGATGCGTTTCGCCAACAACTGAAAAATAAACAACCCATTATCAAGGATGATAAAATGGAATTCTCTTTAAACTCTCTGATCCGTTCCATTATGGACGGTGACAAATCTCTGCCATCCGGTAAAAACGGTGCGGTAGTTGCTAACGCTGATTTCGCACAGGCTGTACGTGCTGGTGTAACTACCACTACTGCAAAAGACGTTATTCACACCGATGTACTGTACGGTTCTTTCGTAGATATTCTGCGTGCTGAATCTGTTCTTAAGAATTTCCCAGTACAGATGTTTACCGGCCTGACCTCTGAAATTGCAGTACCTAAACTGGCTGGTGATTTCACCGCAGGTTTCGGTTTTATTTCTGAGAATGGCATCTCACCAGAATATGACGCT